AGGCTCCTGGTGAACCAAACACAGCGCGTGGGTCGGAATAACCGAAGCTATAACGCTCACGAGCCTTAAAGCGCATGTTGCCTGAGTCGAAGTCAGCTTCCATGCCTGTAGACATTGGAGTACGCTCAAAGTGCTTGAAGCCGTTTGGCGCATCTGTCTTGATGAAGAACGCATCTGGGTCTGTCAGGAAGTGGTTAACAGTGTAACCCTCTGGCAGCATACCCATGTTGCGAATGGCGTTCACATCGTTATCGGCTGTACCTACGCGCAGGGTAGATTCCAGCAGACGGTCAGCAACAAACTGAAGCTGTGGTGGAACGATAAGCTTGGTACCGCGCAGGGCGATAATCAAGTTACGCTCGTCAACGAATGTTGAGATGTCAATCAGAGCATTCTCAAGTGAAGTTTCGTTGAGGTCAGCAGCAGTTGAAGGCTCGTTGCGGAATGTACCGCCACCAGCTAGTGGGTGGTCAGTAGCGCAAAGCTCCTTACCGTCACCGCCAGTGAAGTTGCTGTCGAACGCATTGTTCAGAGTTGCAGCAGCCTTAACTTGCTTTGTGTGTGCCATTGAACGTGCTAGTGCGCGAGTGTAACGTGCACCAAGACGGTCATATAGGTTATCTTCCATTGCTTCTTCAGTCAGCGCAAATGCCAATGAGATAGTCTCATGGGTATAGCGTGCTGTGTAAGCTTCGGAAGCGTTGTCGAATGCTACGCCTGCACCTTCAGATTTGGTCTGAGCGTTGCCAAAACCCACCAACATTACCTCTTCTTCAAACGCACGGTCTGATGATTCAGTGTCGTAGATTTCTGCGTGCTCTGCATCGTAGCGGTCATATTCCATGCCGAACAGGGCGTTCAGGCCTGGCTCTAGTTCTTTAACTAGTTGTGCTCTTGAAATAGCCATTATCTAGTCTCCTTATGCCAAGCCAGTTGTGCCAGCAGACAGCAAGTGGTTATTGATAACGACCATCACGTTTGTATTCGCGCTAGCTACATCGCTGTTCTCTGGGTCTTGCGAAATATCAATCGCTTTCAGAGGCAGTGTTGCAGTTGTTGCGCCAGTGGTAACGTCAAGCTCCATGCGTGAAAGCCCAGAGTTTGTGTCACCTACAGGTGATTGGTCAACGACATCGAAATTGCCAAACAGGTCAGCCACAGGGAATGTGTCATCTGCTTGAATTTCGTAAACTACATCTGGAGAATCAATTACGAATGCTTCAATATCAGAAGCAGCAATTGAACCAGGGTAGCTGTTTGAGAAGGTTTCCTTCCCTGTTGTAGGGTCGGTGTAACGGCATCCGTTGAACACACCAAGAATGAAGCCAGAGCCGCCAGCGCCTACACGCTCAATCCCACCAGCAGTCACGGCAGCAACAATGTCGCCCTGAAAGATAGCAGTTGAGTAGCCAGAAGCAATTCTGTACTTATTTTGTTGGTTCATAAATGCAGAGCCGTTCATCATCCGCGCTGGGCGCAGACCAAAAGAGGCATCTTTGTTAGCCATCTTTAACTCTCCTTATGAGGTTATTTTTGGCCTCGTGAGCCAAAAGTTACTGAACTTGAACGCTGTGGAGCGAGCTTGGGCATAGCCGCGTTGGACTCACGCATCCAATCTCTATCTACAGCTTCCATTTGATTTTCTGTGACACTACGGTAATGTGCATCACGCTGTTCCACAATCTCTTCAGGTATTCTGGCAAGAACCAAACCACCTACGCCGATTACGCCAGCGTTTTTACCTTCGTCAATGACAGGTGCATCGAAATCAGGGTAATCTTCCGCCCGTACAAGCTCCCAACCTTCACGGCGGCGCTTATGGACGTTATTGCGGTCATCATATTCCATGACTGACTCACGAATCCAGCGGTGTTTATAACCGACAGGGGCTTCAGGAGCTTCAAGTGTTGATGGTGGACGCCACGCTTCTACTCTCGCTGTTTTTTCACGGGTTTGCGAATCCCGGCTTGCGCGGTCAACCATTATGCACTCCTTGAATCTAGTTTTGCGACTTCTTTTGCGTACCGCTCAAGAGGAATATTCATCTTCTTAGCGAAAGCCACCTGACCTGGTGTTAATTCCACCGTCTTTTTCCGCCCTGATTTCACAGACCGTCCAGAGGACGCAGGTGCAACAGTTTGGGCGTTCTGCCGTTGCGCCTGAAACTTGTGCGGAAATTCTTGACGCATACGCTTGTCAATTTCCGCATAATATTCATCACTTGTTGGGTCAAAACCCTCAGACCCTACTAGCTGCTCGTGAATGGCCTGCGCTCCTCGCGTCATAACCATATCTTTATTGAACCAGCTATCGTTCTTTCCAAGCCAAGACTGAAGCTTTTGGTCTAAGTCCTGAACCCGTGGAACTTGCTGGCGTTGTGGTTCTTGCGGAGCAGGCTGCTGAATTTGCTGTTCTGCGCGAGCCTTTTGTACACGAACACGTTCTTTTTCGATGGCTAAACGAGATATAAGGTCTTGCGCCTCAATCTCTTTGTCCATATCGCCAATTTCACGAGCTTCCCTAAGAAGCTTCTTGGCCTGCTCGTACTGTGACTCAACACGAGCGCCATATTCATTGGTATAGCCTTGGTCAAGCTCTGCAAGCTTCTTACGCATCTCTTCATTCTGCGCTTTTACTTGCTCTGCATACTGATATGCAGCTTCGGCTTCTTCCAAAGCCTGCTTTCTCTTAGCTGTTAACTGATTAATACGCTTTTGAACATTGCCACTATAGTTCTCAAGGTCGTCATCAGTCGCCCCTTCATTTTCTGAAGAATCAGAAGAACCGAACATTTGTTCGGGTTTTTCTTCTTTTACTTCCTCAACAGTATCAGAATCTTCTACATCAAATGTGAAGTTTTCTTCTGCTTCTGCTTCTGCGTTCATTATTTCTTCCATAGGTTGCCTCCAGTATATTTATACATATGAGATATCTGCTGGGTCAAGTATAGTGGCGATAATATTATCGTCATTTATGAGTCTTACCTCAAGTCCGTCCACT